TGCCATCATTATCACGGCGAAGGTCCGAATTTTCGTCGCTTTCGGTATCGACCTTCGAGTCCAGAGGGATTTCCTTGCCGATCTTCTCGCCGAACCGGTCAATCAGCGCATCGCGGTCGAGAAAGGCCCGGAAGGCAACCCACGTCACCTCTTCCCACGTCCGCGCGGGCTCATGAACGAAATCCTCGGGATGCAGATAGCGCATCTTGACGTGCTCGAAGGACAGAATCTCGGTCGGGTCGCGCCCGTCTTCCGCGCCCTCCTCCATGACCCTGTGCGCCTCGGCCTCCGGCCCTTGCACGCCGGAGCCGTCCAGCCCGTCCTCGACGCTATCGACGGCCTCTATGATCGGTTCGTACATCACACGCGCCTGTCCGCGCGCTTCCAGCAGATAATCGTCGCGCACCTGCCGAAACGTTGTGTCGAAGTCGTTCGCGTCAATCAGGAAATCAATGCAGCGTTCCAGCATTTCCCCGCCCGTGCGGGCAACACGGTCGGGATCGTTGAAGCGACGAATGACGGCGGCTTTCGGCGGCTTGGCGTAAACCGCCGGCCTCAGAACCTCGACGTTCGACCACAGCAATTGATAATGCCGGGTCTTGATGCTCGCACTGTCGGCGTAGCGGTACTTTTTCCGCACCTGCGCGCAACGCCTGCGCCAGCGCACCATGCCCTCCGCCTTGCGCGCGCGCCCGATCTTGCTCAGCCATGCCGCAACTTTATCGTCCTTGGCCGCCGGAGCGGTCACGTCATCGGACATTACACGCGCCCACGCGCGCGCGGCGCGTCATCGGAATATTGCATGAATTCATCCATCGTGAGTTCGGTGATTGGTTTGAACAGGGGCTTTTTCTCGGGCGGGGGCGTCATGATCTCACCACGCCATGCCATGCACAGATAGCGGAAAGCATCCGCCGCGTGAGACGCCCAATCGTGCCGGGGCGAATCCTTGAACGTGCGCTTTTTCTCGTCCCATTCGCGTTTGTACTCGCGCAGGGCGTCAATGCCCTTGGCGCATTTCGCGGCGTCGAACCAAACTCGCGGGAGCGTGACGCGCGTTGCGTTTACGCCGTCCTCGATTTTATGATCCGGCACCAACACGGGCTGCAATCCGTGATCCAGCATCACTTCAAGGCGCTGGCGAGCAAGCCCGTCCTTGTCGCCGGTCAAAAACTCGCGTTGCCTCGCATCGTGAGGCACGTAATCGCTGCCGTAGCGATAGCCCTTGTCGCGTTTGACGTTGGCATAATGCCCGACCGCGTAGCCGCTGTTCTGATAGAAATCCACGACGTGGATTTGCGCGCCGGAAACCTGAAAAAACCAAATCGCGGTGTCGTCGCCTACGCCCAAATCCCAAGCGCAATGCACGGGCAAGTCAGGGTCAACCGCGACCTTGCGAATGCGGCCCTCTTGTTCCGCGCGAACCATTTCGCGGCCATAGTAGGCCCCGAGCACGGCAGCCTCGAATGAGCAAAAATACTCTTGCTCAATGAGCGCGTCGCCGGCATCCTCGCCGAAGATGCCGTGATACTCACGGCGCTGCGCCTCCACTGCGGCGCGGGACATGGCTCCCGTGTCGTCAACCGTCAGGACTTCCGAAAACCATTCCGGCGTTTCGCGGGCCATGTCGAGCATGGACTTCGCGTGATTTCTGCCGCGCGAGGTCGTGATGAACAACGCCCACCCATTGTTTTCAACGAGGATCGGCGCGAGATAGCCCCATGCGGCGGGATTACTCAACGCCCATTCCGAAAACGTCACCCCGGCGGGAGGCGAGCCCACCGCGCTATCGTACTTATCCGACCCGACGACCTGCCACGTCGCGCCGCTCTTGAACCGGATGAACATTTCCTGCTCATTCGTGTTCGCGCGAAGTTCGTGCGGAAACGCCTCGTCAATGCGGCGCTTGCCGGAATGCGGGTTGACAGCAGTCCAGATCGCCTTACGCCCCTGCCCGTACTGCGGGAGCATGTGCCAGTACGTCGCCGGGCGCTCGAATGCCTGTGTCGCCGCCCAATGCAGGCAGACCTCATCCTTGCCCGCGCGGCGATGCCAGATTGCAATCGCCCGCTTTTTACCCTCTTCCAAGGCCGACCAAAGAGGCATTTGATATGCGCGCGGCTCCCACTTGTGCGGGAGCGTGATTTTCGTCACGAAAGAATGCCGTCCTTCGCCACCCGCGCCAACTTGACGATCTCGACCGTCAATTCACCAGAATGCGCGAGGTCCATCTTGTCGCCGTATTTCTTCGGGGCAAACTTGCTCGCGGCCCACTTGCGCGCGTCCATCCGATTGCGCGCCTTCGCCGGGTCCGGCTCGCTATCAGCAATCTCCACAATCTCATCAGCGTGGCGATCGGCGCGGCGCTCCCTCGCGCGCGCGTATTTCTCGGAGAACTCGGGCCTCTCATTTATCCAACGGTACACCGTATCCTCGCAAGGCATGCCGTCGTCATCCACGATTTTGTAGACGGGCCGTCCTTTGGAGATTTCCGCGCAAATCCTGTCTGCGATAGCCTCCGTGTAGTCAGAGGGGCGAGGCATCAAACGGCAGCCCACTTTTTCCGGGACATGTTTTCGATGCCGCGACGATAATCCGCGAGCGTCATATCCTGGATAGATTTTTCAGGGACCGAAGGCCGGTCAATCACGGCGATGGGCGAAGCGATCTCGCCGAGCTTCGCAGCGACGGTACAGCCGCCCGTGGCGAGGCAGCCATAGGCGCAATCACCTTGATTGACGGGACAGCGAGGCGTCACGTTTTGGCCTTTCTGGGCTTGCGCTTCGTGGAGTGGGAGCCGTTCGATTTCTTCGAAACGTTGGCCGCGTCTCGCGCCTTGATTTCAGCTTTCGTAAGGGGGCGGAATTTGATCATGGGGGCGCCCCGAGGGAGGCTTGCGAGTGTGATGCGCTAAGCACGACGGCCCTACCTCTGCCGTCCATCACGCTGGCGCTGGGAAGGCACCGGGGTCCGCCGAATGCTGGCGACGCGCGCTCCCCCGCCCCTCGGGCAGGCCCCTTGATTGATTGACGGCAGCATCAAACTCGAATTTGCCCCGGTCATCACCCCCGCTCTAGACGGGGTACAGCGGCCATTCGCGCGCCGCGTGATCCATAGCGACCGGGATGCGGCCGGAAGGCCAGCGAAACTGGCTCCTGCGGTCGCCGACTGGGACGAACCCCGGTCCATATCCGCAGGCGTTGCGTCGCCGGGAATCCCGGCCTTGGCGAGCCCGGTTAAAGCCGGGAAAAACAAACTCGATGGTGCGCTTGCGTCAGAGGCGTCCGAGTTATGGTCAACATGACGCCCGTTCGGGCGAAACCCATTGCGCAGCACTTCGCGCGACTAGGCCGCGCGTTTGAGGGCAGCAGCGCCACTCCTAACCCGATTCTGTGCGGGCGACACAAGCGGCACCACGAAAGCCAGACGTTCCACGTACTGCCTGACTGCACAATCTCTACCCGTTGCCGGGTCAATTTCCTGCAACATAACAAACTTGGCCGTCTTGTCAACACGAAGAACCCGCGCGGTTTTACCCTCCCGCCATCCATCCACAATTGAAACCAGATCGCCGGACAACACTTTCCGCTCACGGTTCACGTCCGCCTCGACGGTGCGAATGCGGTCAACATCGATACTGGTAAGCGTGACCGGCTCCTGAAATTCCTCGCCGTTGCCCGCCCGACAAAGCCATCCACTAATGCCGCGAATACCCATGATAACGCTCGACGCCGCGAGAAAGCTCGCCGCTGGCAGGCTCACGAAAAGATAACCGGGCATGAGTGCGCGCAAAAGGACCGCTTGCTTGCCCCGGTAAACATGCGGCTTGCGCCATTCCGGGGAATAAACCTCCAACCCCTCGACACCTGAGCGGCGAAGCTCATCGCGAATCCCGAATTCCCGGTTCGATTGGACGCGGAGCGCGTACCAGTTCATTTCCATGCCTGCCGCCTTCCAGTTTCGGTCTCTTTGCGTTTCCGCTACCCATGTAGCGGGGTGGCACGTCAAGGCCAGTCAGCGGCCTCCTAATCGCGTTTGGCGAGCGGTCTAAGCGGTTTCCCCGCGCCGCTTGTCCGCCATCGCCTGCGCGTAGGCCGCTTCCACCTCCGCGTCTGTCCGGCTGGCGCGATCCTTCGCCGCAGCACGGTGGAACGCCGCCCGGTTCTCGCGGCCTATGCGCGCCATCTTCTTTTCGATCGCCGCGCGCTCTTCGTCAGTCATGGGGGTTTTCACGCTGCTTCTCCACGCTTGGGCGTAATGGCGTCGCGGGCTGTGGTGGCCCGCAATTCAGCGAGCAAGCCGTCAAGCTTGGTCTTGTCCACGTATTTCTTGTTCGCGACCACTTTTGCGGACAGCACCGACTCGATTCGACCAAGCTCTTTCCGCCACGGGGCGCAAAGCTGGTTAGCCTCTTGCCGGATTTCCGAGATTGCCGGCACGAATTTCGAGGCCATGCGGAAATGGCGGCACGCCTCCCGAAGCGCGGCGGCGGGAAGGTCCGCGAGGTCCGCCCGATAGGTCGCGATCTTCACCGCCGCCGCCGTCTCGCCGTCGTCTCGCATGGCGAGCACTGCGAATAGTCCGTCAATCTCCGCGTCTCGGTCCCGCTCGGAACACGGGACGAGGGATGCCCTCAATGCCTCGACGCGGCCCGTCAGCCATGACCGTTGCTCCGGCGAAGGGGCGCGGCAAGCCTCGATTTCGCGCCCGTCCAAGGCGCGCTCGAAGCCTTCAAGGGCCGTCCGAACCTTGGCCGGCAACGGGACCGGGAAATTCGAACTTGAATGGATCGTGGAGAGGTTTTGCATGGCGGGCCAGAATGTTTTCTGCGGCGATGGCGGCGGCTGTGCGGGGCTTGGCGGATGGAGGCGGCGGGCCGCGATCTACGAGGCCAGCGGGCGCGTCGTTGAACCGCTCTTGGTTCAAAAACGTCGCCGGGTTGAGCCATGGTCGATCACTTGGCTTGCCGGCGATGTAGCGAGATATGCCGGCCATGATCGTTTCGAGTGAATGCTTGCGTCTGGCCGTCCGGAATGCCGCCAGCGCCTTCGGCTTGCCGACCTTGTGCGGCCACTCCGGCCAGAACCGGGATTCGAAATCCGCGTCGATCGCATCGCGCGCGTCACAGCGAGATTGGAGGGTGGGTAGG